GATGCGAGACGAGTTGATATCTGATAGATACATTCTCCAATGTAATCAGGTATCTGCGGTTTGTCATCTCCAGAGTCTTCTGCTTCTACGCATAGCTTCTTGTAGGCTACAATAGCCGCTAGAAATTCTGGGTTGTTTACATAGTTCTTCTTAGCCATTCCATTTGATCCTCACTCAATTTAGATATAGTATAATATATTAGCAACCGTTTGTCAAGTAAAAATTGATTCTATTTCATGAAGTTATTTAAATTTATCTTCATAATGTCTTGACATAAAGGTAAACTATGTGTATAATAGCGTTATCGCTTTAAGAATAATACTAATGTTTAACAGCTTCTTTGGCATCAATCAGTGCCATTAGTGCTTCTTCAGCTTCTTCATCACTTGCGTTGTCTAGGTCATCGATGAACTTTCTTTCTTTTACATCTTCAAAGAACGATTCGTATATCTCTTTTGCTCTTTTATTGGCATCACTCTTGATTAAAATATCAGCATCTTCTAGTGTCATACTGTTCTCTTCAGAAAATAATAGATAACTTTGAGCGTAGAAGCCTTCGTTGGGATGTAGTTTTACTTCTACAGGATTCAATATAATATGGCAACTATCTCCCGTACCTAGGTCATGACCAAGTAGATCAGATCCGTTCTTCAGTTTGATGTGTATAAGCTTCATGATCACCCTTTCATCTTAATATTATATATGCTGTACTCAAACCCTTCATCATTATATATCTGAACTCTTTCCATGAAGTGTTTGACTGCGAAGTTCTTCTTAGACTTCCATTGCAAGTCATCTACTATGTCATATAGTGTTGCTTTGTCAGCCCCATTGCCCTTACGAAGTACTCTACCTATCGATTGAAGGTTTCTAATCTTTGACTTACTAGGAGATGCAAAGATGATATTATCCAAACGCTTGATATTAACGCCAGTGCTGAAAGTCCCATAACTAGCCAGAATAATGTTATTATCGCTAGACTCAGCAACTCTACGGACTTCTTCACGATCTTCTGCACTGATTGAACCATGTATGAAATGAACAACTTTCCCCTCCTTTTCGAGAAGTGGTGCTAGTACTTTACCATGCTTCTCAACGAACTGAAATAATATAAGTGTGTTACCTTTGAGACCGTGTGCTAGATTTCGTATATATTTGTTTCTTGCATCATTACGAACTATCCAGTCGATCTCTTCTTGATAACTCATATTCTTATTTAGCTTGCGTATTTCATCGGGGTATTCAAGAACGAGTGCTGTGATACCAAACTCTGCAAGCGTCTTGTCGTCAATCAAGTCTTTCGTCTTTGTTACCTCGAATACTGATCCGAATAGTCCCTCAAGTACTAATCTATGTGTCTGCGTTCCGTCAAGTGTTCCAGTAAATCCATAGCGATATCGACAGTCAGGCATCTTCTCTAATACAGATGTCAATGACTTAGATTTAAACAAATGTGCTTCATCGCCTATTACAACACCAAACTTAGCAAACCAATCCTTTCTTAACTTATAGACAGATTGCCATGTAGTGATCGTTATTTGAGCATCTACATTCTTGTCAACTCCACCTCTTATCTTGTGTACATCTAACTCTTGTCCACCATTATATTCAGTGAAGTCAGAAGCCATTTGCTCAACGAGTGATGTAGTTGGTACTACGATTAATACTTTTGTATCAAGTGTCTCTGTGTAGAAACGTGTTAACAGGTATATAATAAAAGACTTACCAGAAGCTGTTGGGGAGAGAAGTAACGCTCTTTCATGTTTAAGTGCATGAACAACTGCATTGTTCTGGTACTCACGAGGTGTAAACACTGATTCAAACTCTTTGGCTAAATCATAGCCTGCTGTATCTTGTACCTCATTGTCTGGTACAACACCCTTATCAACTGTGACTTCGTACTCTCTTGAGTTACAGAAGTTTAGAATATATGGTACAAGTCCACGATAGATCATGCCCGTCATTAGATTCAGAAGTCTTATCTTACCATCCCAAATCTTATTGCGATAGCTTGGCATAAATTCTGCACCGGGTACTTTGAATGTAAAGTGATCAGACAACTCCATCTTAACGCTAGGTTCTGCTTGAATCCTAACGTAGACATCGTTGACTGCTTCTATAATCACTTCATCGCTCATAAATTATGCACCTGTTCTGAACCGTTCCCAATCTATTATGCTCTTTATCTGGAATCCACGATTACCAATCATCTTTAGAATAGACTCAAGATAGCCAACTTTCTGCTCTTGTGCGCCAATCTTTAGAGACGATTCAATGATATCATCATCAGCTTCTAGATATGAGGGAATGTCTTGTTTAAGAATTTTAAGTGGTTGAGGCTCCCAACCAAACTGTGCTAACTCAGTGACATCGAGTTCGCCTTTGTAGTATTCGGTTTTGAGTTTGTACAACTTCTTGTAGTCAGCCTTCATCTTGCGAAGAATGTAACCTTCGCCCATATAAATCTTGAAGTACTTGTTGTGAAGTTTTGGTGTGTTAGCAGATTCGTTTGTGATGTTTATAGCATCAACAGGACCATCTTTTTCCCACGAGTCAATAATATCTTCTAGCTTCATTCATAATCTCCATAATAATATACAAAATAAATGGTATTAATTATATACCAATTTACTCTGTTTGTCAAACTTCTATAGTGTAACTATTATACTTAAAAGTTATATCAAATGTTGGTGGTGTCAAATCTGTACCAGATGTATCAAGCTGAATAGAACCCACGGCAGTCGGGAACATATCAGAAAATTTAATAGTAACATTTGCATTCTTATTACTATTTAGTACAATCAGAGAAGCATCCGATTGAACATTCGAGGTTGTGTTAGTTAATGTGCCTACAGTGTTAGGATTCAAAGCAGAATATTGCGTAAAATCCTTAGGAAATGTTAGAGCAACTAGCCAATCAGATATCTCTTTAAATGCTACCATGTTTTCATCGCATATAATACTGACAGTAAGTTCATCGTATGATAATCTGTCTCCAGGCTCATCAATGTTCTTAAAGGGACTAGACACCACTGTTGATCCAGACGATATGCCCGGTACGTTCGCAGACTTCACAAAAAACTCGACATTAGGCAGCCTATCGATAACGAACTTAAACTCGATCGGTGACAAAAAGTTTGTGTTTGATGTTAATGTTGCCATATATTACTCCTTTGCTATACACTTATTTATACGCACAAAAAAAGGGGATCTCGAAAGATCCCCTAATCATGCTCGGGTTAACCCCGAATCTTATTGTTATTAACTATTATAGCAAGTTAGTAACGTGAACTCGTCTGTAGTATACGTTAGAGTTCAAGCTGTTTGTACCAGCAAGTGGGTTAGCAACCATGCCGTAACGAGTCTTGAAACCAATCTTAGATTGGAAGCTGTTCTCGCCAACTGCACGAACCATTTGTAATGGAACGTATGGGCAGTAGAAGATACCTGCGTCAAAAGCGTTAGTGCCTTTGTAGCCAACTACTAAGTAGTTATTACCTGCATATGGATCAACATATACTTTGAAACGACCGTTAAGAACACCGGCAAAAGTATTACCAGCATCATCAACATTCAAGCCGTTATTAAGAGCAGGAGCGTAGTCAAGAATACCAGCCATTTGAAGAGCAGAAGCTACATCAGATGAACAGATAATGATGTTACCTTTACCACGGCGAGTAGCTTTAGCAATTGCATTAGCTTCACGCTCGATTTGGAACATCAAGCCTTTGAACTTCTCAACAGACCAGCGACCATTTGAATCAACGTCAAGGTTGAATACGCCTTTAGCGGCAGTACCGTCTTGAGCACCAGCAGAAGCCGCTGTGTATACAGTACGAACAACTTCACGGTTGATCTCTGAAAGCAACTCAGCAGAAAGCATATTTGCTAATTCAGTTTCAGCGTCAAGACCGTGGATTGCTTTAAGGTCTTGTGCTAATTCTGAAGTGTACTCAGCTTTCAATGCACGGCTACGAGCAGTAACAGATACTTTATCGATTGAGAAAGCCATCTCAGCGATAGCGCCATCACCATCTCTTGATTCTTGACCACCAGGTAAGTTACCTTGACCAGTTACGACAGCA